ATGGTGCAGCTCACGCTGCCCTTGTCCAGCCTGCCCACGGCCAACATGGCGGCCGGCAGCTTGCGCTGCCGCGAGGCTGTCCATGAGGCCGTGCGCGACGCCTTGGCCGCCTCGGGCCTGTCCCGCGAATACGTCGCCGGGGAGTTGTCCCGCCTGACCGGAGATCAGGTCAGCATCCACCACATCAACAGCTGGACCGCCGAGAGCAAGGCCGGGGAACGGCACATTCCCATGGAATACGCCGCCGCTCTGACCGTGATCCTCGGCGATGCCCGGATTTTGGCAGCCGCCTGCCCGGCCGGCTATGTGGTGCTCTCGCCCGAACAGGCGGCCGTCTACGAGTTGGGCAAGGTGACAGTCGAGGAGCGGCGGCGCAGCCGCAAGAAGAAGGAAATCTGGGAGCGGATCAATGGTGCGTAAGAAGGACATCAAGCGTTGGATGCTCGACAAGGACATCCGTGTCCAGGACGTGGCTGACAACGTTGGCGTGAGCAAGTCTTACGTCAGCCACTACTTGGCCGGCCGCAAGAAAGCGCCAAAGGTCCGCGAGTGGCTGCTTGGGCAAGGGTGTCCGGTGAAGTTTTTGGGAGAAGGGAAGAAGGAGGCTGCGTGATGGCTGTCGCGTACTGCTGGGCTACTGGCAAAATTGGAATTGGCAAAACGATGCCGGTTGGCGCTCTGCCTCTGGCTGCCGGCGACAAAGCTACGCTTAAAGAGGCCGTGAACGCTTTATCAACTCTAGCGTACGACAATAAAACAAGACTTATTCCTGGATTCTTCACAAGTGGGAACAAGGATAAGATTGAAATAGTATTCGAATTTTCGAAGCTCCTCAAGGCAGAGCTGACGAAATAGCCCCTGCGAAACCGTCCTGCTTGGGCGGTCGTCGGACGGTGGCGCGTCCGGCCTGATGAGCAGCCAAAGGAGTGTTGTATGGACAAGCCAATTACGGATGTATCGTTATCTATTGTCCGAGAAGTTGTCAGCAAAGAGTCTCCATTTGTGACGCTCCCCCGGCGTGTCGTGCAAGAGATGGTAGCAAGGATAGACATTCAACATAAGCAGATTACTCGTTACAGAGTACTTGTAGATTGTCATGACAACTACTTGATTGAGGTCGTTAACGCAACTCGTCACTCTGGCGTGACTGATAGGTTGCGTCGCTTGGATAAGGCGCGGGAACTTGTAGCCGAGATGGAAATTGAAGCGGTTTAACCTGCGAAACCGCCTTGCGGGGCGGTCGTCGGACGGTGGCGCGTCCGGCCTGATGAGCAGCCAATAAAAGAGCGGTAACGGCGATGGAAGACAGGGTTTCGATAAAAGACCTCAAGAAGGCTCTGGGCATCTCCAGGCAACGGGTTGAAATCCGGGCAGGGAAAGAGGCTTGGCCTTTTGAGGAAGTCCCTTCTCCAGGTCGTGGCGGTAAATGTCGCCTTTACCACCTTGCCGGCCTGTCGCCGGACGTCCGCGAGGCCTTGGGCCGCGTGGCCGCCTCGGAAGCTGCGACGGCCGGGCGGCGCGAAGGCCTCAAGGTCAAGCTCTCCGAAGACATTGCCACCCGCGCCTCCCATGCGGCGCGGCAGGCCGGGCTTGCCCGTCTCGTCTGCCTTAATGACACGGCCAGGACCCGCGCCGAAGCTCGGGCATCCCTTGTGGCGGCGCTCGAATCCTACCTTGCCGCCACTGGAAAGCCGCCCACCACGGGCCGGACCCTGTTCGCCGAGGCCTACAACGCCGGAGAAATCGAGGTCGAGGCCTTTGTTCGCGAGTTGATCCCTGACACCTGTGCCAACAGCCTGCACAACTGGCAAAAGAAGCTCCGAGTGGCCGGCATCGCCGCCCTGGCCGGGAACTACGGCCACCGGCGCGGGTCGGGCTTGGCCTCGCGGCCGGAGATCGTGGATTTTGTCCGCGCCATGCTGGCCGATCACCCGCACTGCTCCTGCAAGCACATCCGGCGCGGCATGATTGCCCGCTTCGGCGAAGGGGCGACGCCGAGCCTGCGCGCACTGCAACGCTTCGTTGAGACCTGGAAGGACGCCAACGCCTCGGCTCTGCTCAAGATCGCCAATCCCGACGCCTGGAAATCAAAATTTCAGTCGGCTGCCGGCTCGGCCTCGGCCGACGTGGTCCGGCTCAACCAGCTTTGGGAAATCGACTCCACCAAGGGCGACGTGATGCTTGCCGACGGCAAGCGCCACAACGTGGTGGCCATCATCGACGTTTACTCGCGCCGGGTTGTTTACCACGTCTCGCGCAGCTCCAGCGCCGCCGCCGTGGCCGCCTGCCTGCGCAAGGCCTTGCTGGCCTGGGGCGTCCCGGAAACGCTCGTGACGGATAACGGCTCGGACTACGTCTCGCGTCACATCAAGGACGCGCTCATCGGCCTGGGCGTCGAACAGCGCATCGCGCCGCCGTTTACCCCCGAATTCAAGCCGCACATCGAACGGTCTTTCGGAACATTCTGCCGCGACATCGTAGAACTTTTGGGCGGTTACATTGGTCATGACGTGGCTGGCCGCAAGGACATTGAGGCGCGCAAATCCTTTGCCCAGCGCCTGGGCACGGCCGGCGAGTCGGTCAAGCTCGACATGGCCCCCGAAGATTTCCAGACCTTTTGCGACAAGTGGGCGACGGATATTTACGCTCACGACCCCCATGAGGGCCTAAACGGCAAGTCGCCCTGGCAGATGGCCACCGAATGGCGCTTGCCCGTGGCCGCCCTCGATCCCCGCGCCCTGGACGTGCTGCTTTCGCCGCCTGCTGATGGCGATTCCTGGCGCGTGGTGCGTAAAAAGGGCCTGAAAATCGATGGCCGTTGGCACATTAATGCCGAGCTGGGGCCGATCATCGGCCAGCGGGTCAAAGTGCTGTTGGATGAGGCGGACGTGGGCGCGGTCTACGTGTTTGCCGAGGCCGAAGACGGCGCGTTGGCCTACCTCTGCCGGGCCGTTGATCCCGAAACCACGGGCATCTCCCGCCAAGAAATCGCGGCGGCGGCCAAGGCCATGCAGCGCGCGGCCGTGGCCGAGGAGACGGCCGCCCTGCGCAAGGCCTCCCGCCGCATGGGCACCAAGGACGTGGCCCGGGAGATCATCCACGACGCCGCGACCAAGGCCGGCAAGCTTTCTGTCCTGCCCAGCCCAACCACCCCCCACGAGACGCCGATGCTCAAAGAGGCCGGCATTGCCGCCCGGGCCTGCGACGCGCCGACGCCCAAGGAGCCTACGGCCACCGATCTGGCCGCCCGGGCCACCCTGGCCGAGGACATGGCCAGGGAGCGGGCCACCGTCCATGCGATGCCCGAGGCCCACATCGAGCGCCAGCGCTATAACCGTTGGTTGGCCGTCGACGCGGCCATCAAAGCCGGCCAGGACGTGCCCGAAAAGGATCGGAAGTGGTGGGAAGGCTACCAAACGACGCCGAAATTTCTGGCCGAGCGGCAGATGCGGGAGCTGTTCCCGCAGCTTGCCGAAGCCGGCCAGTAGAAAAGCGAAGGCCCGCCGCTGCAACGGCAGGCCTCCAATGGACCAAAACAGGGAGACAGAAACGTGGCGCAACTCGGATCAACTGTCAATGGCGGCACAGCGCCGTTGCTCAACGTGCGACTGTGCCTGGAGGCCTTGCAGGCGGCCAGCAACCGCCCGGCCCATCTGCCCGGCATCGTGTGCATGTATGGGCCGTCAGGCTACGGCAAGTCGACGGCCGCCGCCTATGTGGCCACCCGGACGGATGCCTACTACGTGGAATGTCGGTCCACCTGGACCAAAAAGGCGTTCCTCCAGGCCATCCTGCACACCATGGACATCCGTCCCAAGGCGGCCAAGGAGCCGGCCCGGACCATCTACGGCATGGTGGACCAAGCCGCCGGTGTGTTGGCCGCCGGCCGGCCGCTCATCGTCGATGAGATGGACTACCTCGTGGACAAGAACGCGGTCGAGATCGTCAAAGACCTCTACGAAAGCTCCCGCGCGCCCATCCTCATGATCGGCGAGGAACGGCTCCCGGGCAAGCTCGAAGCCTGGGAACGCCTGCATGGCCGCGTCATGCACTGGGTGCAGGCCCAGGCGGCCGACATGGCCGACGCGTCGGCTTTGCGGGCCATGTATTGCGACCGCGTCCAGGTGGCCGACGATCTGCTGGCCCTGGTGGTCGAAGCGGCCAAAGGGTCGGTGCGCCGCATCTGCGTGAACCTGGAACGCATCCAGGCCGAAGCCTTGGGCGATGGTCTGGACGTCGTGGATCGGGCCGCCTGGGGCAATCGGACCCTGTTTACGGGCGAAGCCCCGATGCGCCGGGGGCTTCGATGAGCCGCCAAGCCAACAATGTGCCCCCGGGCCTGACGGCGCGGGATTTGGCTTGGGACGCCATGCGCGAAGACAAGACGTTTACCGTGGATGATCTGGTTAAACGTACGCGGGTATCGCGCGGGACCATTGAAGATTACGTCAAGGCGCTGGTCAAGGCAGGCATCGTGGTCCGGTCGGGCGAGCGCCCGGCCCCGCAGGGCAACGCCGGAAGCTTCCCCCGCGCCGAATACACCGTCGTCGGCGTCTCCATCTCCCTGGAAGCGCCGCGTGTGCGCAAGGACGGCACCTTGCTGCCCGCTCCAGGCCGGCAACGGATGTGGCGGGTGATGGGCATCCTCAAAGAATTCTCGGTACGCGACTTGGTCGCCGCCGCAAGCCTGCCCGAAGCGCCTATCGCGTCCCAAGAAGCCCTCTACTATTGCCGCTGGCTCACCAAGGGCGGCTATCTGCGCGTCACGTCGCCGGGCCGGTATCTGGCCGTCCCGGCCATGCGCCATGGGCCGCGCGCGCCCCTGGTGCAGCGGGTGCGCCGGCTCCTGGACCCGAACACGGGCGAGATCACGGCCGAAAGCGAACCCGTCGAGGAGAAGGCCCGATGAGCGCCGTCAGTAAGGCGTCGGCTGCCTGGGGCGACATGCCGGATTGGCTGGCGGCGCTGGCCGGGGCCTGCGACGCCGAGTCGGGCCGGGCCGTGGCCGCGCGGCTTGGGGTGTCCCCGGCGGCCGTGTGCCGGGTGCTGGGCAACAGCTACGGCGACACGGCGGCCATGGAGCGCCGGGTGCGCGAGGTGTTGATGGTGAGCTGGGTCAAGTGCCCGGTGCTTGGAGAGATCAACGTGGAGAGTTGCCGGATGCATCAGAGCCGGCCGTTTAGCCCCGTTAACCCCTTGTTCGTGAGGCTGGCCCTGACATGCCCGGCCTGCGCGAACCGCGAAGCCAAAGGAGCGTAGGCCATGAGCATCAGCAGCAAGATTCGCAACGCGCGCAACGCATTGGACGGGCTGGACGGTCTGACCGAATCCCAGCGGGCAATTATCGTCCTGGCCCAGGATGAACTGACCGACGCGGCCGATTGGGCCGAGGAACTGGAACATAAGCCCCTGTGCGACCTGGGCGTCGCGGCCGGGGAAAGCAAGGAGGAAGCCTGTGATCGCCAATGAAACCCCCATCCGCGAAGGGTACATGGAAAACGCCAAGGGGCATCTTATCCCCGTGGACAACGTCAAGGACGTGGACAAGCTGCGCGACGAGCTGACGCGCAACATCGTGGCATCAGCAAAGGGCGTTCAAGCGGCCATGCGGGAGTTTCGGGCCAATACGTTGGGCGACATCCAGGCTTTTGTTGATTTGGCCGCCGAGAAGTACGGGGCCAAGCTTGGCGGTCTCAAGGGCAACACTACGTTGATGAGCTTCGACGGACGCTACAAGATACAGGTGCAGATCAGCGAACACCTGACCTTTGGCGTGGAGTTGCAGGCGGCCAAGGCACTCATTGACGAATGTCTGACCGAATGGACCCAAGGCAGCCCCGCCGAAATCAAGGCCATCATCAACCAAGCCTTCGCCGTGGACAAGGAAGGCCGGGTCAACACCGGCGCGATCCTGGGCTTGCGCCGCCTCGACATCAAGGATGCGCGCTGGCGCGAGGCCATGGAAGCCATTGCCGACAGCTTGCAGGTAGTGGGCAGCAAGAAGCTGCTGCGGGCCTACGAGCGCCAGGACGACGGCAGTTATGCCTCGATCCCGTTGGATTTGGCGGCGCTGTAGGGGGCGGCCATGAAGAATTGTCATAGTTTTATTGATGGCGAATGTAGCGCACAGCCCGATGTGGAGTGCCTTGGCTGCCTCATGGGGCTTAGTGAAATTGAGATGAAAGCATGGGCGCGCTTTTTGGAAGAACACACCGAAGACATGCGCAAGGCCGGCCTTGGCGGCGAGACGGTCAGGACCATCATTGATGCAGTGACAGTTTAACCTGCGAAACCGACCTATGAAGGAGGAAAAACCTATGCATGTCCCGACCATGCCCGAGGGCATTACGTGTGATGGAGAGGTGTTCTGGAGTGAATGCCCCGAGTGCGGCAACCAGCAAGGCGACATGGGCCGCGATGTCGAATGCGAATGGTGCGGCCATGGCCCGATGCCTACCCTGGAGGGGCAGGGATGGCCGGCTTGCAGGGAGTGCGGCCGGCATCTGACCCCTCAAGAGATTGAGCGCGGCATGGTCGATTGCGGCAGCCCCTGCCGCGCTTCCGAATAGCGCGAAACCGCCCTGCGGGGCGGTCGTCCGGGCGTGGCGGCCCGGGCCTGATGAGCAGCCGATGGAACGCTATGAAAAATGTAGTCATATTACATCCGAAGTACAAAGCGCAGCTGGAAGCTATCCAGGAATTGAAACTTGATATGGAATCCAAACGAGAAGCATACGGACGAGCAGTTGATAAGTACACGCTGGCACTCACCGCACATGCCACCAAACGGCATAAAGGAGGCGGCAATGCTGTATCTTAGCTTCCAAGGCAAACTTCCGCAGGGCACAAAGTCTTTCATGACCGAAATCGGCAACAAAGACTGTGCGGCCCCGGGGCGTTACTTGGCGCGGGCCTTTTCGGACCATGTGGTGTGCCCTGGCTGTGACCGCACTTGCGCTTTCCCGGCCATCCTACACGTGTGCCCTGGCGATGCGTTCGTGGTGCAGAAGCGCAACGCTGGGAAGGGGAAACGCTGATGAACCGCGCCACATCCACCGACACCCGCCGGGCCATGCTCGCCAAGGTGCATATCGCCAAGAAAGACCTGTGCTTGGATGACGGCACCTATCGCATGATGCTCGACAACCTCTTTGGCGTGGACTCCTCGGGCAAATTGTCGCTGAAGCAGCTCGACGAGTTGCTCGGGCACATGGCCTCGCGCGGGTTTGTGGCCGTCAAAAAGGGCGACGCCCGGCCCTCGGACAGCGCAGCTCGCGGCAAGCCCATCATCGCCAAGATCGGCGCGTTACTCGCCGAATTGGGGCAACGCGAAGGCCGGCATGTGTCTTGGAACTATGCTGTGGGCATCCTCAAGCGCCAGTCCGGCGTGATGCGCCTGGAATGGGCCAAGCCGGAGCAACTGCGCGCCGTGGTGGCCGCCCTGGATAAGCGCGTCAAGAAGCTGGATCAGGACGCCCTGCTGGCCGGGGCGGGAGATGGCCATGCCGGCCCGATGCCCTTTTGACGCCGACGGGCTGCACTGGCCGGGCATCCTCGCCGACATCGTCGACGCGGCCGGGCCGCTGGCCGCCTACCGCGTGGCCGAGGCCAAGGGCGGCGCGCCGGCATACTTCCCCCGCCCCGAGAACCTGACGGACGACCATTGGCTTGTGACGACCTGCGGCTGGGATGCTGCGCGGGCTATCGCCCGACGTGTCGGAGGTTGCCGGGAGGAAGTCCCCCTGGGGCCGCTGGCCGGCAATCGGGCAGCGGTGCACAGGGCCATCCGGTCGGGGCTGGCCGAAGGATTGTCCGGCAACGCCGTGGCCCTGCTTGTCGGGGTGACGGCCCGCACCGTCCGCAACATCAAGCGCGACGGCCATGACGGCCAAGACGCAGACCAGCACTGGTTGTTGTAAATGAGCGATGTTGTACGTCTTTTGGGCCGCTGGATGCGCTTTGCACGGCTCTTTTGCTTTGTCTGGAGATCTGCGCGCGACATGGCCGACACGCTGGACGGGCTGCCGGCGCTCAAGAGGCATCCCCGGCTTCGTCGGCTCCGGCCATTTACTCGCGTTTACCGCATCGGAATGAACTAGATTTTTTTGCGCAAATTGCGCTCATAGGGACGCAAAATGGCCGAGCATCGCCAGCCGTACTACCGCATTGCCATCAAAGGCCCCGAGGGCCGCCGGGTCGGGGAGCTGTACCCGGCCAGCCTGTTCCCGGGCGGCGCGGGCCTGGACGATCTGTACCGGGTGCGCGTCGACCGGGTGTGGTATGCGCCGGGCGGTCACAAATACTGCTTTCTGCCCTTGGGCGAGGCACTGGCCGTGGCCGGCTGGCCGCGCCAAGAGGAGGCCCGGCCGAACCTCGAAAAGGGCTGCCGCAGGCGGTTGCTCCTGGGCACGGTGGACGATGAGCCGCTCTTTGAGAGCGTCGTCTGCATGACGGACCCGATTCAGGGGCCGGACGGGCGCTGGCGCGTGTTTTTGGTTGGCCGGCGGGAGCCGGTGCTGGTAAACGATCTGACACGATAGGGGACCATATGAAAAAGCGGAAAATGAAAGCGCCGAAATGGAACCCGCGCCCGGCCGCGCCCCGGCCGGCGGCGGCTCCCCAGGCCGCGCCCGGCGCGTCAGGGCCGGATATGGCGCTGGCGGCGCTACGCATCGTGCTCATGCAGCGGTGCGAGGGCGTGGCCCGGGATATGACGCCGATCCTGCGGCACCTGTCGGAGTTTGGCGACGGATTGCGGGATTATGTGTTGTCCGTGCCGGGCATGGACCTGGAAGAGGTCAAGCGCGGGCTGACCGAAGTGGGCAAGATCAGTCTGGCGCTCAAAGCGCTGGGTCGGCTGGGAATTGGTGGGAAAAAGGCCCTGGAGAAAGCGCCGGAAACGCCGGCTACGCCTGCGCCGGGGTCGGAAAGGAAACAGTAAAGGGGGATGATGCTTATGCCTTCTAATGATTCATGGGTATACATTTTTGGGATTGTTGCTATTGTTGTTATTGTTTTCGTCCTAATAAGAGAATTTGTCACATGGTACTTTAAATTAGACAAGATTGTCTCGTTGCTCGAAACGCAAAACAGCCTTATCGAAAAGCTGATTTCTGAAAAATCTTCCAGTGACAAGCAAGTGTGACGGTTAACGACATGGGAAATCTTCTGGAAAGTATCGGCGTCTTGTTGGTTGCTACGGTGTTTGTGTTGGGCGTTCTGGCAGCCATATTCCTGATTGGACGTGAACTTGTTTGCTGGTACGCCAAGATAAACGAAAGATTGGAGCTTGAAAAGAGACGCAATGCGCAGCTTGACGACATCGCAAAATCATTGCGTGTATTGATCGAAATTGAAGTAGCAAAAAAGAAAGAACGTGACGAGGTGAATAATTTCGGATTTTCTGATGAAGGCGAACCTGAAAAAATGTAACCACATCATGTAGCTAAAGCTTCGCGGCCCGCTGGACCTCCGGCGGGCCGCTCTTGTTTCCGGCCTTGACGTCTTGCCCTTCCCTCGGGCAAACGGGGCATACTCGCCTCCCCCTGCATAGGGCGGAAAGTTTTCCCGCCCAGCCTCCATAACGCATCCCGCTATAGACGTCGCCATGTTGCGACGCATTGCCCCCATCCTCTGTTGCCTGCTGCTGGCGATGACCTGGTTCCCCGGGTTCGCCGTCGCCCAGCGGGTCTATGTCGAGTCTGTGCCGGCCGTGGTGGACCATGTCCACGACGGCGACACCATCACCGTGATTGTGCCGGGCTGGCCGGCCATCGTCTCGCCGATCCAGGTGCGCCTGTACGGCATCGACACCGCCGAGCTGCGCGATCCGCGCCCCGAAGTCCGTGCCCTGGCCGAGTTGGCCCGGGGCTGGCTGGAGGGCTGCTTGCGGCCCGGCGACGCCGTGACGCTCCGCAATGTGCGGCGGGACAAGTATTTCCGGCTGCTCGGCGAGATCACGGCCATGGTGGACGGGGAGCAACGCGACGTCGCGTCGGAGCTGGTCCGGCGCGGACTGGCCCGGCCCTACGACGGGCAAGGGCCGAAACCTTGGTAGGAGTCCCCATGAAACGCGTTTACTGCATCCTCCCTTGCCTCCTGATGCTGGGCCTGCTGCTCCTGGCCGGCTGCATGACGCGGCCCGGATCGGGCCAGACCTCGGGCCAGCCGTCCGGCCAGCCGGCCGCCGTCCAGACCTCGCCCGCGACCGGATCGGAGCTGGCCCGCCTCGATGCCGGCGCGGCTTGGCTCGACGCCTCGGCGGCCAAACTCATGGAAGCCGTCAAGACGGCCACGGCCCAGGCCCCGGACGCCGACACGGCCGCCCTGGAGCCGGCCGTGTCGGCCTTGCAAACCCTGGTCGCGTCCTACGGATCGGCCGTGGCCGTGGGCGACGTACCCAAGGCGGAAGCGACGTGGCCCCACGCCCGGGAGGCCGTGACCACGGCCATGGCCGTGGCCGGCCATGTGCTGCCGGGCGTGCTGGCGCTGCTTGGCGGTTAGGGGGCGTTATGGCGTCGGACATGCGGCTTGATGATCGGCTTGAGTCCTTGGCGCGGGCTGTAGCGGCGGAAAAGCAACTCCCTCAAACGATAGTGCGCGCCTTGGTCATCAAAGAGTCCACGGCCCGAATGTGGGCTTGGAACCCGGAACCTCGCTACCGTTACTTCTGGGATGTCAAGCGGAAGCAGCCATTCCGCCGGGTCACTGAAAGTGAGCTGCTCTCAAAATTCCCCCCCAAGGATTTTCCCGCCCCTCCCGGAGTTGATCCCGACGCCGAGTGGTGGGGGCAACAAGCGTCCTGGGGCTACATGCAGGTCATGGGGGGCGTGGCCCGGGAATGCGGCTACTCCGGGGAGTTCCTCGGCGGACTCTATGACCCGGCTGTGAATCTGGAGATCAGCTGTCGCCATCTCAAGGACTTGTCCCGTCGCTATCTGGCCACGGCTGGTTGGCAGGGCGTGGTTGCCGCCTACAATGCCGGCTCTCCCCGGGTCCAAAAGGATGGGCGTTTTGAAAACCAAAAATACGTCGACGATGTCCTCAACATCCTTGGCGTCTGGCCGGATTAAGGAAGCGAAGTCATGAGCAAAGAGCACATCGACAAGGTGTTGAACGCCTTGGAGGGCGCGCAGCTGACCCGCGCCGAACTGGAAGAAATCCGGGGTCTGGTCTTGGGCACGGAGTTGCGCACTTTCGGCGGCGGCATGTCCGCCGGGGGCGTCGTGCCGGGGCCGGTCCCGGGTGAGCCGGCCCCGGAGGTGCTGATGCAGCCCCAGACTACCGTTCTCCCCCAGCCCCAGGCCGCCCGGCTCCAGGAGTTCGCCGCCAAGATCGGTCAGATCAGCCCCGAGCTGCGGAGCGGCTCCGGCTGGCGCAGCCGAAAGCTGTGGGTGGCCCTGGTCACCCTGGCCGGGATGATGGCGCAATTGCCGATGGATATGGCCCTGCCGCCCACGACCGAACTCATCATTGGGGGCATCGCGGGGCTTTACATCATCGTACAGGGCAGCCTGGATGCTCTGGTCAAGTCTCGCTCTGTGGAGCCGGCCGCATGACCGACTTCGGCGATGATGCCCAGGCGGCCGAGACGTTTTACCGGGAGGGGGCCATTGCGGCCGCCCTCCCGGCCGCCCCGGCCGGGAACCAGTTTGTCGAGAACGGCCGGGTGGTGTGCGCCGAGTGCGGCGAACCGATCCCGGCCCCGCGACTACAGGCCGTGCCCGGGGCCACGCGTTGCCGGGCGTGTCAGGCGGATTTCGAGGGATAGGGAGGGAGTGTGGAGTACCTCAAGGAACATTGGCCAATTCTTGTGGCCATTGTCCAGGTCGTGATGGGCTGGCTCTTGTGGTCCCTGCGCAAGGAGTTCGTGACAGGAAGAGATTGCTCTGCCTGCCGCTCTACCTGTCGCAAGGAGGTGGCTGAAGACATGCAGAAGCTGCCGTCGATCAAATCCATAGCCGATTTGGCTAAAGAAATGGAAGGACTGCGTGGAGACCTAAAGGCCCAGGCGGCGGACATACGGGGGCTATCCGAGGTGCTTAAACGGGTGGAGCATCCGTTGGACCTGTTGCTGGAACACCAATTGGCCGAGGGGCGTCGAGACCGGAGGGGAGAATGAGTTTAGCGGAAGTCTTTTCCCAGGATCGCCGGCTGGTGATCCTGCGGCTGTTGGCCGAAGACCTTGACCACAAGCTCAACACGTCGGTGTTGCAGGACGCTCTGGCCCTCATCGGCCATGGCTGCTCGCGGGATTGCGTGGAAACCGAGTGCGCGTGGTTGCAAGAGCAGGGCCTTGTGCAAAACGAACAGGTCGGCCCGGTGACTGTGGTGCGTCTGACCGGCCGGGGCCAGGACGTGGCCGAAGGCCGGGCGACCGTGCCGGGCGTCAAGCGGCCCCGGGCGAGGTAGCGCCATGCCGCCCAGAAGCAAAATCAAGGCGCTGCCGCCGCAAATCCGCAAGGAGCTTGACCGGCTGCTGGCCGGCGGCGCGCATACCCTCGATCAGGTCGTGGCCCATCTGCGGCAGCTCGGCGCGCCTGTCTCGCGGTCGGCCGTGGGGCGCTACTCCCAGGAGTTCGAGGAGGTCGCGGCGCACATCCGCGAGAGCCGCGAAATTGCGTCTGCGTTTGCCCGCGAACTGGGGGAAGTCCCCGAGGGCGACATGGGCCGCGTGCTTATCGAAATCGTCCACAGGCTGGTCTTCAAGGCCAGCGTCGCCAAGCTGCGGGACGGCGACGCCATCGACGCCGTGGACGCCGCGCGCCTCGCCAAGGCCATCAAGGACTTGGCCGCCGGCTCCAAGATCGGCTTGGACACCGAGATCAAAATTCGTGAGCAGGTGGCCGCCGAAACGGCTCAAAAGGCTGCCGGGGAAGCCGAGGCCGTGGCCCGTGAAAAAGGCCTGTCCGCCGAGACCGTCGAGGCCATCAAGTCGCGCATCCTGGGCATCAAACGCCCCGTCCAGGCAGGGGCGTAGCCGTGCGTGCCCCCACCAATGGCAACTGCGATTGGGCCGCCATCCGTGAGGCCTCGCGCCAAGTCGTTTGCGAGCAGCTTCAGGCCAGCGAGACGGATATGCTGCCTGACGTGTTGCTGCCGTATCAGGTGGCCGCCTTTGAGCTGGCCGAGCGCTACGACGTCGTCATCATCGAAAAGTCCCGCCGCATCGGCCTGACCTGGGGCGTGGCCGCCGCCGCTGTCCTGACCGCCGCCGCGAACCGCGACGCGGGCGGCATGGACGTGCTGTATATCGGCTATAACCTCGACATGGCCCGGGAGTTCGTGGACACGGCGTCGATGTGGGCCAAGGCCTTCCATCGCGCCGCTTCGACGGTCGAGGAGTTCGTCTTCAAGGACAAGGAAGCAGACGGCGGCGACCGGGACATCCAGGCCTTCCGCATCATCTTCGCTTCGGGCTTCGAAATCTGCGCGCTGTCCAGCCAGCCCCGCAGCCTGCGCGGCCGGCAGGGTATGGTCATCATCGACGAGGCCGCCTTCCATGACAACTTGGCCGAGCTTATCAAAGCGGCCATGGCCCTGCTCATCTGGGGCGGCAAGGTCTGGATCATCTCCACCCACGATGGCGAAGACAACCCGTTCAACGTGCTCATCGAAGAGGTCAAAAAGGGCCGCAAGCCTTACGGGCTGCTCAAGATCGATTTTGACCAGGCGCTAGCCGATGGCCTGTACAAGCGCATTTGCCTTGTTACCGGTAAGACCTGGTCGCCGGACGCCGAAGCGAAGTGGCGCGAGGAAATCCTCGCGCTTTACGGCGACCACGCCGATGAGGAGCTTTTCGTCATCCCAAGCCAGGGTTCGGGCACGTACATTCCCCCGGCGCTCATCCAGCGCCAGCAGCGCGACGGCATCCCCATCGTGCGGTGGAGCTGCGACCGGACGTTCGTCACCCTGGAAGAGCGTCTACGCGAAGCCGAGACCCGGCGCTTTTGCGAAGCCGAACTGGCTCCGCTGTTGGCCGTCCTGGACCCGGCCTTGCCCAGCTACTTCGGCGAAGATTTTGCCCGCAAGGGCGACCTGACCAGCCTCTGGCCGGCCCAGATGCAACGCGACATGCGCTTGCGCCCGCCCTTTGTGGTCGAGCTGTGGAACGTACCCTACGAGACCCAAAAGCAGATCCTCTTTTTCGTCCTGGACCGGCTGCCCAACTTCCTGGCCGCCGCCATGGATGCCACGGGCAACGGCGGCTATCTGGCCGAGGTGGCGGCCCAACGCTATGGCGAGCGCATCCAGCAAGTGCATATCACGGCCGGGTTTTACGCCGAGGTCATGCCGAAGTGGAAGGCGGCGTTTGAGGATGATCGGACGGTGCTGCCGGCCGACCTGGACATCTACAACGACCACCGGGCCGTGAAGACCATCCGGGGCGTGCCGCAGATCGTGCGCGAGGCCAAGGGGCAGGCCAAGGGCGAGGATGCCAAGACGGCCGGCAAGAAGCGCCATGGCGACGCCGCCGTTGCCCACCTCATGGCCTTTTACGCCACACTCATGGAAATCGAAGAATACGCCTACACCCCGGCCACTCCGGCCGGGAACGGCCCTGGCCAGGGCGGTCCTGGCGACGATTCCGACGACGACGACGCATTTAGCGGCCGGGCACGGTTCGGCCGGGGAGCATGGTAATGCCGACGCTATACGACCATTTGGGCCGGCCGGTGGAGCTGGGGCGGCTGAAGGAAGAGGAGGCCGGACCAACTGTGACCGGCGTGCGCCAAGTGCTGTCCGGCCATCCGGCCCAGGGCCTGACGCCGGGTCGGTTGGGCCGGCTACTGCGAGCGGCCGAGGACGGCGACCCCACGGGCTACCTGGAGCTGGGCGAGGAAATGGAGGAAAAAGACCTCCACTATCGCAGTGTCCTCGCCACCCGGAAATATCAGGTGGCCGGCCTGGACATCACGGTCGAGGCGGCCACCGATGCGGCCGAAGACGTGCGGGCGGCGGACCTCATTCGGGATTGGCTGTCGCGCGATGAGCTGCGCGACGAGCTGTTCGACATCCTGGATGCCGTGGGAAAGGGCTACAGCCTGACCGAAATCATTTGGGACACCTCGGGTGGGCAATGGCTGCCGGCGCGCCTGGAGTGGCGCGACCCGCGTTGGTTCCAGTTCGATAGGACCGACGGCCGCACGCCCCTGTTGCTTTCCGAGACCGGCCAGCCCGTAGCGCTGTCGCCCTACAAGTACATTTACCACGCCCACAAGAGTAAGTCCGGCCTGCCCATCCGGGGCGGTCTGGCCCGGGCCGTGGCCTGGGGCTACCTGTTCAAGAATTTCGACATCCGATCCTGGGTCGAGTTCGCCGAGGTGTTCGGCGTGCCCTTGAGGGTCGGCAAGTACGGCCCGGGTGCGTCCGAGAAAGACAAGCAGGTGCTGCTGCAAGCCGTGCGCAGCATCAGCCGGGACGCGGCGGCTATCATCCCGGCCAGCATGACCATTGACTTTGTCGAGGCCAAGATCAGCGGCAGCATCGCGCTGTTCGAGAAGCTGGCCGAGTTCCTGGATCGGCAGGTGTCCAAGGCGGTCTTGGGCCAGACTGGCACCACGGACGTGGGGCAGCATGTAGGCACGGCCGACGCCCATGAGCGGGTCCGCCAGGACATCGAGGAGGCCGACGCCCGGCAGCTGTCGGCCACGCTCAACCGCGATCTGGTGCGCCCCGTGGTTGACCTCAACCTGGGGCCGCGAAAGCTCTACCCCAAGGTCGTTATACATCGGCCAAACAAAGAGGACGTGGCCGCTCTGGTCGACAACGTCAAAAAGCTGTTGCCGCTAGGGTTGCGCGTCGAGGAATCTGTCATGCGCGACAAGCTTGGGCTGCCCGATCCTCCAGCGGGCGCTGTGCTGTTGCGCGCTCCGGGCGCGGGAGGTGACGCAGATCCCGCCGTGCCCGATCCGGCCGAGCCGCTCCCGGGCCGGCAGGCGGCCGCCTCGCGTCGGGCTGTGGCCGCGACCCCGCCGCCGGCCGCGCCGGCCCAGGCCATGGACGCCGTTGACGTGGCCGTGGCCGAGGAGCTGGACGGCTGGCAGCCGCTGGTTAACCCGCTGCTGGCGTCGGTCCGGGCGCTCCTGGAGGACTGTTTGGCCCAAGGACTCACTTTGCGTGAGTTTCAGGCGCGTCTGTCCGAGGTCTTGGACGGCCAGGATACCGGCCCGTTGACCGAACATCTGGCGCGGTTGGGCTTTTTTACCCACGTTGCCGGGATGACGGGAGCCGGGCATGGCCGATAGCAAGGGCGGCAATGTCCGGTTTCAGGCCCTGCCGCCCGAGGAGGCCATCGCCTATTTCAAGGCCCGGGGATTTAACCAGGTCGAAAGCTGGGACTGGCGCGACGTCTGGCAGGCCCAACACGCCATGGCCTTTACTGTGGCGAAATCCGCCGGCTTTGACATGCTCAAGGACATCCACGCCGCCGTCGACGACGCCATCAGCCAAGGCTTGACCCTCAAGCAGTTTTCGGCCCAGCTGACCCCCATCCTGCAAGCGAAAGGATGGTGGGGCAAGATGGAAAAACCCGACCCGCTGACCGGCGAAGTCAAGGACGTGCAGCTCGGCAGCCCGCGCCGGCTCAAGATCATCTATGACACCAACATGCGCATGTCCCAGGCGGCCGGCGAATGGGCGCGCATCCAGCGCACCAAGCGCTCGGCCCCGTACCTCATGTATACCGCCATCCTGGACGGCGCGACGCGGCCGCTGCATCGCCAGTGGCACGGCACTGTCCTGCCGGTGGACCATCCCTGGTGGCAGACCCACTATCCGCCCAACGGCTGGCGCTGCCGCTGCTCGACAATCCAGCTGTCCGCCCATGACCTGGAGGCCTTGGGCTATCAGGTCTCGCCCGATCCCGCCGACGACCTCGTCATGTACACCAACGACCGCACGGGGGAGACGCAGATGATCCCCCGGGGCATCGACCCGGGATTTGCCTACAATCCCGGTGCGGCCGCCCTGGACGGGCATCAGGCCCGGGCGCTCATGGGCAAGCTTGTGGACGCCGCGCCGGACATGGCCGCCGCCCAGGCCGCCAGCGCCCGGTTTGTCGTGCCGGCGCTCAAACAGGACTTGCAGGACTGGATCAGGCCGCGCCTGGACGCCCTGGAGGCCGGCAAGCCGATCAAAACCGGCGAGCGTCGGGTGGTCGGGGCCGTGCCCGATGAGGTGCTGCGGTTTTTCGAGGCGGGCCGGGCGTCGGCCGGCGGACAGGCCGTGGAGCTGTCCAGCGGGGCCATCACGCTGTCCGAGGAGGGCATCGCCCACCTCTACCGCGAGGCCAAGCGCGGCTCGGGCGTGGCGCTGTCCCGGGCGACCCTGGAGCGGGTCGTGGATGCGCTTTGGGAGCCGGAAGCCATCTATTGGGACAGGTCGTCCCCGGCGCTGCTCTACTTGGTGGAGGCCGGCGAGGGGAGCGGCAAGCTGGTGGTGCGGGTGAACTATGCCACGCGGGTCAGGGTTCCCGAGGGCCAAGGATTCAAACGGGAAACCATCCGCACAAACGACTTGTGGTCGGGACGAGTGATTGATCCGGCGGCTCTGGACAACCCCGGCATGTACGAGCGGATCAAATAGATAGGCCGCCTGGGTGGTGCGCAAGCTCCACGGGGGAACTCCACTACTGCCAGGGTAGGGCAGCTCCGGTCGGCAGCGACATTCCCGACCTCTCCAGGCGGCCTCCAAGGGGCAACTTTCAAATAAGCCCGTTTTCGCCTTGTGGCAACCCCGGATAGGGCGAGGGGCCTAAAAGTCAGTAAATCGCAGAGTAAACGCCCTCTGGCGCGATTGCGGGGCATGTCCGAGCTTGTCTTGGGTCGTCCCGCCGCGTAGATGCCACAATACACCCCTCCGACCATAGGGCGGAAAGTTTTCCGTTCTCATCTCCGCGCCCGGCCCGGGTAGACCTCGGGCCATGCTGCAACGCGCCGCCAACTCTTCCATGCCCCTGCCCGCCGGCCCTGCCGGCGCGGCTCCCGAATGGGTCCAAATCATGCCTGCCGGATCGTTTTCCGGCCGGACTGGCATCGGTCCGTTCCTGCTGGACGATCCGCAGGGCGTGATTGACGCCACGCTGGATGCCGCTGCCGGCGCGGACCTGCCCATCGACTACGACCATCAGACCCTCTGGAGCCGAACCAACGGCCAACCCGCGCTCGCCGCCGGCTGGATCAAAGGGTTTGAGGTCCGGGACGGGGGCGTTTGGGCACGGGTGGAATGGACGCGCACGGCAGCGAATCGGTTGCGTGACCGCGAGTACCGCTATTTGTCTCCCGTCTTTCTCTACGACGAAAGCGGCCGGGTCATGCGCATTGAGCACGCCGCCCTCACCAACACCCCAGAACTGGAGATGCAGGCCGTGGCCAGCAGGCTCCGCAACAACGGAGGCGAAATGGACCCCAAACATGCCGCGCTTTGCGCCGCGCTGGGGCTTCCGGCCGAGACCACATTCGAGGCCTTGGAGGCTCATGCCAAGACGATTGCCGGCCGGGATACGGTGACCGGCCAGACGCTGGCCGTCATGTCCAAACGGCTGGGGCTGCCCGAGACGGCCACGCCCCAGGTCATCGACACGGCCGTGGCCGAGGCCCTGGCCGCCGTCAACGAGACCGCCCATGCCCTCGGCCTGACCGGCTCGGTCAAGCCGGCCCAACTGGCCGCCTGCGCCAAGGAGCTGGTTGGAGCCAACAAGGGCCAGCAGCAGACCGCCAATCCCGATCCCACCAAGCATGTGCCCATGTCCGAATTTGTGGCCGTTTCCTCGCGCCTCAAGGCCCTGGAAGACACGCAAGCCCGGGACAAGGCCGCCGAAGCCGTCGAGGCGGCCATGAAGGCCGGGAAGGTCACGCCCGCCGGCAAGGATTGGGCGCTTGCCTATGCGTCCAAAGACCTCGCGGGCTTCGAGGCTTATTTGGCCGTCGCGCCGGCCGTCGTCGCTCCCGGCCAGCACGGCCCGGGCTACGCCCCGCCGGCCGCCGGCCAGCTCGGGGAGGCCGATCTGGCCGTGTGTTCGCAGCTCGGCCTGTCGCCCGAGGACTACAAACGCAACGTCGATAAGGAGGTGAGTTGATGGCTGCCTTGATCCAGGAACGCAACACCCCGGAGCGCTCCGGACAGGTCGTCTGCGATCCCGTGGCTGCTGGCGTGAAGATTTACGCCGGTGCCCTGGTGGTGCTCGACGCCTCGGGCAACGCCAAGCCGGCAATCACGGCCACGGGCCTCAAGGGGCGCGGCCGGGCCAAGGAAACGGTCGACAATTCCACCGGCGCGGCCGGCGACGTCTTCGTCACCGTCGAACGCGGCGTGTTCGCCTTCGCGAATGACGGCAACGTGACCCGCACCCACATCGGCGGCAGCGCCTACGCCGTGGACGATCAGACCGTGGCCCCCACGGACGGCACCGGCACTCGCTCGGCCGTCGGCATCATCCGCGACCTGACCGCCGAAGGCGTCTGGGTCCAGTTCTAAGGAGGGACCATGATTATCAACTCGCAAGCCTTGAGAGCCTTGTTTACGGGCTTCAAGACCATCTTCCAAAACGCCTTTGACGGCGCGCCGAGCGATTACGCCAAGGTGGCCATGGTCGTGCCCTCGGCCACCAAAATGGAAGAATACGGCTGGCTGGGGACCGTGACCCGATTTCGGGAGTGGCTGGGTGACCGTGTCATCCAGAACCTGAAGACCCACGACTTCACAATCAAAAACAAGGACTTCGAAAATACCGTCGGCGTGGATCGGAATGACATCGCTGACGACACCCTGGGCGTCTACACCCCGATCCTGGCCCAGCTCGGCCAGGACGCCAAAACTCACCCGGATGAGCTGATCTTCGCCTTGCTTGCCGCCGGGTTCACCACGCCCTGCTACGATGGGCAGTATTTCTTTGACACCGACCATCCCGTGATCGGTGCCAACGGGCAGGCAGTCTCGGTCTCCAACTTCGCGGGCGGTGCCGGGACGCCGTGGTTTCTGGTGGACGCCACCCGCGCCGTCAAACCTCTGATTTTCCAGAAGCGCCAGGACTACCAGTTCGTGGCCATGGACAAACCCGACGACGAATCCGTCTTTTCTCGCAAGCTCTTCCGCTACGGCGTCGATGCACGGGTGAACGTGGGCTTTGGCCTGTGGCAGCTCGCTTATGCCAGCAAGCAGACCCTCGACGCCGCGAACTTCGGCGCGGCCTACGCGGCCTTGATGTCCATCAAGGGCGACAATGGCAAGCCGCTGGGCATCCGGCCGTCTCTGCTCGTAGTGCCGCCGACCCTGCGCGACGCCGCTCTGACCATCACCAAGGCCGACATCATCAACAACACCACCAACGTGCAGCGCGGGGCCGTGGACGTGCTCGTCACCCCGTGGCTGGCGTAGCCGGGGAGGATGCCATGCCCAAAGTCTACCGCATCACCTCGAAAAAAGACGGCTTCCGCCGGGCCGGCCTGTCTCACCCGGCCCGGGCCGTGGACCACCCGGCCGACAGCCTCACCCCCGAGCAGCTCGACGCGCTCATGGCCGAGCCCCGGCTCGTGGTCCAGGAGCTGGACCTGCCCGACGATCCGCGGCCGCCCCTGCAACTGGAGGGCCGCGCCGACGTGGACGATCCGGCCGCCGCCCCCGGCGAGCCGGAGCCGGCCGGCGACGACAAGACCGACAAACCCGCCAAGGCCGGCAAGTCCAAGGCCGACGGCGAATAGGCCAGGACAATAAGGAGATACGGCGATGTACGTTGACAAGACCGGCATGATCGCCCGCTACGGCGAGACCAAGCTCGTGCAACTCACGGACCGGGCCTTCCCCAAGGCCGGGGCCATTGTTGACCAGGTGCTTGACCAGGCGCTGGCCGACGCGGCCGCCGTGATCCACGGCTACGCCCGGTCTGCCGGCTACGCCGTGCCGTTCAGCGCGACGGCCCCGCCCGACGGGGTTGCCGGCTGGCAGGCGTGCATCGCCCTCTATGGCCTGTACCAGGGCGAGGCCCCGGACAAGGTCGCCGAGGATTACAAAACCACCCTCGGCCAGCTGCGCGACCTCGCCGCCGGGCGCTTCACCCTCCAGGCGGCCGGCATCGCCGCGCCGGCCCCGGCCGAGGGCGCGGCCGTGCTGTTTAGCGCGTCGGATCGAGTCATGACCGCCAAGGGCCTCAAGGATTTTTAAGATGGCCGGCACGACGATCCGCATCATCGACGAAGCGGTCCGGGCCACCCTGTGGCGGCTGGTTGGTCGGCTGGGGAACCTGACCGATGTCATGGATGAGATCGGCGGCCGCTGGATCAATCTGGCCAAGATCGGATTCCTCAAGGAGCAGGCCCCGGACGGCACTCCCTGGAAGCCGTTGGCAGTCGCCACCATCCTGGCCAGGGCGAAAACCAAGCACTGGCCGGGGCCGATCCTGCGGGTCAGTGGCGAGCTGTTCCGGTCGTTGAACTGGAAGGCCTTCCCCAACGCTGTGGAGATCGGGGCCGGCTGGGGGGCATCTTCGCCTTATGCCGCCATCCAGATGTTCGGCGGTCCGGCCGGCCGGGGGCACTCGGTGGAGGTTCCAGCCCGGCGGTACATGCCAGAATCGCCGCTCCCCGATCTCTACCTGCGGACGTGCATCGACATCATCAACCAGCACCTGGGGGACGTCATCAATGGCTAGACGCCCCATCCAGCAGGTCGAGGACGCCGTCCTGGCCGCCCTGGCCCCGTTGGTCGCCAGCCACAAAGTACGCGCCATTGAGGCGTACAACGGGGAGCTGGACCCCGATAAGTTCGTGGCCGCCGTGCAGCAGTGGCCGGCCGTGCTGGTCCACTACACCGGCTCCACGCCCGAGGATCGCGGGCGACGGCGCGCCGAGTTCATGGAGTTCATCGTTTTTGCGTGTGACCGCCACGAGCAGGATCAATCCCAGGCTCGCCGGGGAGGCTCCACCAACCCGGGCAGCTACGCGCTGCTGGACGGCGTCGCCGACCTCCTAGAGGGCCGGCGGGTCATCGCGGCCGACGACGTGTTCCCGTGCGTGCGCGTCAGCCAACAGTCCGAAATCCAGGGCCGCTCCGTGTCCGTTTACTCGGCCCGGTATGTCATCGAAACCGTTTACCTCGTCCCCATGGAGTAAACCATCATGGCCATCGACAACCAACGCGCCGACGTCTCGGCCATCCTGTGCGGGCTGGAGGCCACCTATGGCGTGGACCCGACCCTAAGCCCGGCCACCCACGGCGTCCTCATCAACAAAGGGGCCGAAATCACCCCCAACGCGGACAAGGAAGCCCGCAACGTCATCCGCACCACGCATTCCCCGGCCGGCAGCATCATCGGGGCCAAGTCCCTTGATCTGTCCCTCCAGGTCGAAGCCCGGGGCGGCGGGATGGCCCCCGACGGCATCACGCCGTTGCCGCCGGACTATGACCCGCTGTTGCAGTGCTGCGGAATGCAGCGCCGAAACGCCGTGCGTCTGGCTGTGCCGGCCGGCGGCGCGTGGCAGGCCGGCGAGACCGTGACCGGGGCCACGTCGACCGCCTCCGGAGTGATCGAATACATCGAGCGCGATGGCCTGCTGGTGGTTGTCCTGGCCGAAGGCTCGGAGGATTTCGCCATTGAGTCCATCACCGGCGGCACCTCGAACGTCACGGCCGCCGCCTCCGCCGCCACCAAGGCCTTGCTGTACCAGCCCATCACCGCCCAGGTCAGCGCCCAGAAGTCCGTGGCGTCTTACTTCTGGCGGGACGCGATCCTGCACAAGGCGCTCGGCGCCATCGGTACCTGGAGCCTGGACGCCCAGGTCGGCAAGATCGCCACGTTCGATTTCAAGCTATCCGCCCTGTGGTCCGATCCCGTCGACTCGGAGCTGCCGGCCCCGACCCTTACCGAGCTGGTCGGCATCCAGGCTCTCGGGATGGGCGTCAAGATTGGCGACTACACACCGGTCTGTACCGCCCTCAAACTCGACCTGGGGGCCAAGGTCGAAAAGCGCAACGACATCAACGCAGCCGAGGGGCTGGTGGGGATGCTCATCACCGGCCGTGAGCCGTCCGGCTCCCTGGACCCCGAGGTGGACAAGCTCGCCAAGTACAACCCCTGGGAACTGTGGAAGTCGGGGACCAAGAGCCGAATCAACGGCTTTTTGGGCAACACGCCGGGCAACCGCATGGCCTTCCACTTGGGGGCCTGCCAGCGCTCGGACCTCAAGTACGGCAACCGCGTCGGACTGGCCACCTACGCCGAGTCCTACACCCCCTGTCAGGTCCGCACCGGCGACGACGAACTGTATCTCTGCTTTTTCTAAGCCTGAACCTCCAAACCAAAGCAAGGAGCGCCACCATGGCCCGCGAACTTTTCCCCGACCGCAACGTTGCCGAAGTCTATGACGCCGCTTCCGATACCGAGATGGAGTTCTACTACCGGAACCCCACGGACGCCGAGCGCCTCAAATGGGCCAATGCCGCCGAACGGCGGGGCAAAAAGATCGTTATCACCGACAAGACCTACAAAAAGCAGGCCGAGCTGGCGGCCCAAGTCCTGACCGGATTCCGCGAAGGGGACCACAAGGCCCGGGACGTGGTCATCTCCTCGGACAAGGACAGCCCCAATTTCTACCCGACCTGGAAGAAGGATTTCCTGAAGTCCATGCCCGAGGTCTTGCGCGCCGTGGGACAGAAGATTTTTGCCGGCGTCAGCGACAAGAAAGCCGGCGACGAACAGCTCGAAGTGACCATCGAAAGCCTTGACGACGCCGACCTCGATTTCGATCTCGAAGCCGCCGCCGACGCCGACGACGCCTGTCACGACGCCCTGTCCGCCGCTCCGAGCGCGCCGGAGGCCGCGCCGGAAAACCCTTAGTCGCCGCCATCGAGCGCACGTTGGACCGATGCGAGGGGGGGCGGGAGAAGTGCAAGAAGGAAAAGGGAACGTGGCTTTCCGTTCTGTGCCGGCGCTGCCCGAAGTACAAGGTCCGCCCCTCGCTCTACGTGCTGCGGCTCATGGATCTGCGCCTGCTGCGTCTGGGCGGTTATCCGTTCGAGGCGGGCACGCTCTCGCTGGATACGTGGCGGGATCTCGGGATTCTGGAAACCGTGCTTGAGGCCAAACGGCCGAGGTTGTTTTAAGTGAACGAAAACCGGGTCAAGGTAATCGTCGAGGCCGACTCGGCCGGCGCGATCACCAGCTTTGGGGATTTCCTCAAGGTGCTGGATCGCACCGGTGCGTCGGTCAAGCTTTCCGATGATGCCCTGGCCAAGCTCGCGGATCGGTTCCGGGATAAGCTGTCGGCCGATCAAGCCGCCGCTGCTCTGGATCGGACACGCGCGCAAATCGAGCGCCTCGGCACGGCTGCCGGGCTGTCGCAACAGGAGCTTGGCAAGCTTATGCGGCAGCTCGGCGTCGCGCCGGCACAAATTACCGCAACCAGTAAGTCTTTATCCGATATTTCGGGTGGTGTAACGGCGGCGGCCGGAAGTTTCGGGCCGCTCATTGCCCAGCTTACGGCCGCTGTCGCCGCCTATGTCTCACTGAAGTCCGTCATTGGGCTGGTTTCCGACTCGCTGACTGCTGCCGCTCGCTACCAGACCATGGGTGTGGTGCTTGAGCAGGTCGGCCAAAACGCCGGCTACTCCCGGGAGCAGATGTTGGGCTTTGCTGCCGGTGTGCAACAAGCCGGCATTTCCATGATTGAAGCCCGGGAATCGGTGGCGAAGATGGCTGCCGCCCAACTCGACCTGACCAAGTCGGCCGAGCTGGCCCGGGTGGCCCAGGACGCGGCGGTTATCGCCAATACCAATTCCAGTGATGCTTTCGCCAAGATCGTCCAAGGCATAACGACCGGGCAAACCGTGTTGCTGCACCACATGGGCATCATGGTCAGCCTAGAGGACGCCTACCAGCAGTATGCCAAGAGTTTGGGCATCACCAAAGGCGAGTTGACCGAATCCCAGAAGCGAACCGCCGCGTTGAACGCCGTTCTGGAGGAAGGGGCAAAGCGGGCCGGCACCTACGAAGCGGCCATGGGAACGGTCGGGAAACAGCTGCAATCGTTCAAGCGCTATGTCCAGGACTTCGAGACAATGCTCGGCACGGCTTTCCTGGATGCGGCTTCTTCCAACGTATCGGCGGCCACGGATTCGATGCGGGAGCTGCAATCTGTCATCCAAGACCCGGCAACCCAAGACGTGCTGGCAAGCCTTGCGGGAGGGCTGTCGAATGTTCTGAATATCCTTATCACGGAAACGCCCTCGGCCGTAGGGGCCATTGTTGCCGGGATAAAGGACATTCAGGCCACGTGGCAGGCCGTGCCGGAGGAAGTGAAGACGCTGCTGAAGTATGGAACGGCTGCGGCTCTTGGCGCGCGTGTCGGCGGTGTCGGCGGCGCTGTCTTGGCAACCGGCATTACGGCTCTGGACAATTCCGATTCGTTCCGCAATTGGCGCATCTCTTCGATGGAATCAAATGCCGCAAAGATGAACGATGCGCTCTACAATGAGGCTGACCCTGCGAAGCGCAAAGAGCTTGAAGAAAATTTGAATGCCCAGCTCGATTTGTTGCAAAGCTATCGAGACAAAAGACTGTCCATATCGAAGCAGTTTGCCGAAGAAAGCAAACGCTACAGCAACTCGCAGAATGACGAATCCGCCATCCCCGGTTTGCCGTCTAAATCCGAACGAGATGCCGCCAACAGATATTGGGCAGAGTACAATGCTGGACTGCGCCAATATAAAGACAACGTGGCCGCAGCTGCCGCCATCGGTGAAAAAAACAAGTCTCACGCGCCGATAGACCAGCAGCAAACGGAACTTGCCAAAAACCTGAAGTCCCAACAAGAGACCATCGCCAAAGGTTGGTCTGCGGCCTGGGCAGCCGGCGATTGGGATACTGTCCGCAAGCTCAACGATGCTGCCAATGCGTCGCTCGGTGCCTACAACGACGGCCTCGACAAGCTGGATCGGAAAGCCAACCGTGGCGCGAAGTCCGCTGCCGCCGCTGCCGTCGCCGCCGAGCGCTACGGCGAGCAGGCCTCGGCCTACCTGGACAACGTGACGCAGTCGCTCCAATCCATGCAGGACACCCTGTCCGGCGGGATGAACAAGGAAGCCGACAGAGTCGACAAGTGGTTCGTCCAGGCCATCAATCAGGCCGAAAAGGCCATGATCGGGGCCAAGGGCGATACTGCTGCGTATGTGGAGGCACTGCAAAAGCTCCGCGACGCATGGCCGCGCATGAAAGACCTAGCTGTCCAGAAGGACATCATCGCCACGCTCAAGCAGCAGGCACAAATCCTCCAGGATATAGCCCAGGCGACCGGCGACCCGGCCATGAAGTACGAGGCCGACAAGAAGGCCGCTGATGCGTGGTACGCCGAAAAACGCCAGCTCATCGAATCCAGCTATCAGGACGAAGCCCAGAAGACGGCCATGCTGGCCGCGCTCCAGGACGGCTACAACGCCAAGCTCTTGGAAGCCAAGACTGCCGCATACAAAGACCTTTCCGGCGTCTCCGACCAGTATTGGGAAGCCGAGCGCGCCCGCATTGAGCAACACCTCGCCACGGTCAAGCAACACGCCACCGACGAAACGGCTTACAAAATTTACGAAGCGCAGCAATGGGACGCCTACAACAAGGCGCTGCTGGAAAAGCAAGAGCAATACGCCGGGACGTTCGCCGAGACTTTGGCGGCCAAGTGGGCTTTGGCCTATGGCACCTACAAAAGCGAGGCGACCCGGGCCAAGGAGACCTGGGAGCAAACGTCCCAAAGCATCATTGATGCCACCAACAGCGTCATCGACGGGGTGGCCGGCGGCGTCGGCGACATGGTGCGGAGCTTTGCGGATGGCACGGGCAGCATTGAAAGCCTGATCCAAAATATGCGCTCCCGCATCCTCGACATGTTCGCCAGCATGATTGAGGAGCTAATCCGCAAGTGGCTTACCGACTTTGTCGGCCGCCTCGGCTCTGGGGACGGCATCAGCCTGGGCAGCCTGTTCGGCTCGTCGTCCAGCTCGGGCGGCGGCGTCAGCTTGTCCAGCCTGACGGGTTCGGGTGGTTCGTCTGGCTCGGGCCTGGACCTCTCGTCGTTCACTTCGCTGGGCAAGTGGATCGGCAAGGAAACCGGCAGCAGCTTGGTCGATTCGTTGTCTTCGTCCTCGTCCGGCCTGTCCATGGTCATCGGCGACGCCCCGGACATTGGCGCATCCATCGGTAAGGAGCTGGCCAGCTACGGCGACGTTTGGAACGCCGGGTCCGATATGTGGACGGCTGGCGAGTCTTTCGCCAAGTGGTCCTCGGGTTCGTTTACCTCGGCAGCCAGCACGGCCGGCTCGTTGTCGTCCATGCTTTCGTCGACCCTCGGCATCGTTGGGGCCATCGGCGGCGTCGTGGGGCTGGTGTCCAGCCTCTTCAGCTCGTCGGAGAAGACCGAAAAGACGGGCAGCGGCTACAAAATCGCCATCAACGCCGGCACGCTCAACATGAGCGGAGTCGACTTTTACAAGACGACCAAGACCAGCGGCTTCGGCGGCACGTCCACGTCGTATTCGACCGTGTCCACCGGCATGGTCGACCCGGATGTCGCCAAGCAGGTCAACGACACCCTCAAAGAGACGGCCGAGCAGCTCCACGACTTCGCCAAGACCCTCGGCTTTTCGGTGGACATCCTCGATTCCTTTTCGATGCCCGAGATGACCATCACGGACGGCCAGTTGCAAAGCTACATGCGCAACACGTCCAATGCCATGGCGTTTAGCGCCCTGGACGAAGCCGGCCTTCGGGGCGCGTTCGACTTCGTGGCCGACAAGTACGAGGTCTATGTCGACGAGTTCAAGCGGCTGGCCGACGCCTACAAGCTCGTCGGCGGCTATACCGAGGCCTACGGCTACGACCTGGAGACCTTGGCCGGCATCACGGCGGACCAGATCGCGGAGATCCGACAGGTCAACACCGAGACGGCCCAGGGGACCGCCCAAGCGCTGCTGTCCATGGCCTCTTCCATGGGGGCGACTGAAGCGCAGCTGGCCGAGCTGGCGGCCACGGCCTCGGACGGCAGCCAGGCGCTGGCGGTCACGGATGAGCAGCTCTCCAAAATCCTCCAGGCCGACTACGCCTCGGACCTGATCGACGCGGTCGGCGGCGAGGACGCTTTTTCGACTTTGATGACCAATCTGGTGAAAAACACCTTGGATTCGGTCCAGGCTTACGAAGAAAACGCCACCTACTATGCCGGGAAAGCCGGCGAAGCCATCGAAGAGTTGGGGCGTTCCGGCGTCACCATCGCAAACTTTTGGGACGCTTTCGACCAAGCCATGCACGGCGCGTTGTCGGTCGAGGAGTTTGAACGGTGGGCCGACGCCGCCGGTTGGGTCAACGCCCTCAACGTCGTGACCGACGCCCTGGAAGATTGGGCCGACACCGTCGCCAAGGCCTACCAAAGCCTCGATGTCCGGGCCATGCAGGCCCAAGGCCTGGACTATCAGGCCGAGCTGGCCGAGCTGCTGGCCAGCGCCGAATGGGAGCTGGTTGCGGCCCGGGAGGCCGGCTACGACGCGGCCTACCTGTCACGCCTCGCCGAGGTGCAGGCCCTGGAGTACGCGGCCAAGATCGCCGAGCACGCCGAAGACTACGCGGGTGAGCTGCGCGAGGCCCAAAAGCGCTACGCCACGGCCATTGACGATTCCGGGACGCTGGTCACGCTTGCCATCGCCGAGAACCAGGCCGAGCTGCAAAAGCTCGCCAAGGAGTACAACTGGTCGCCCGGGTCGGCCGAAGAGGAGTTGTTCCAAACGCTCCAGCGCGCGCAATGGGCCGAGATCATCAATATGATCCAGGAGACGGCCGACGCCACGGCCGAGGCGACCCGGGCCATGCGCGCCGATCTGGAGGCCCGCCGGGCCACCATCGCCGGTTATGACGAGGAGGCCCAGGCGCTGCAAATGGTCGCCGGCTTTGCCGATGAGCTGGCCCAGGCCTATGCCGACGGCATTGATCCCGACCTCATCACCGACCTGATGTCGGTCCAGATGGATGAGCTGGCCCAGTATTGGGCCGACACCATCGACAAGATGTCCGACGACCTGCGCGACCTGTACCAGACGCAATCCGAGCTGCTCAACTCCCTGACCGGCAACACTCAATCCGCGATTGAGGAGTTGTACGGCCTTTTCGAGCGGTATCAGGCCGGCGAGACCGATTTGGCGGACAGCATCATCGACTCGCTCAAGGCCATTGCCAACGCCGTCAACGACATGGTCGAGGACATCTACTCGACCATTTACGAGATTCGCACCGGTGAGGACTACAGGACGGACACGGCGGATGTCGCTGCCGCCAATGCGAAAAGCTATTTCGAGGAGCAGTATGCCAAGGCGGCGGCTGGCGACACCGAAGCCATGTCCAATATCACCAGCTATGCGACGTCGTATCTGTCCGCGCTCAAGTCCTCGACGGCCGATGAGTCCGTGTATCGCTCCGGGGTGGATTGGATCACGTCCATGCTTTCGCAGCTGGCGACGTCCGGCACCGGCATCGGCGGCGAGTTGACCGGTATCGGCAAGACCGTCACTGACGATCAGATCGAGGAGGCCCGCAAGGCCCTACATAGAGCCGAGGTTGCCCAGGCCAAGTCCAAGGCCGACGCCCTGTTCACGCAATCCCAGGAGGCATTCAAGGGGTCCGACGTTGCAAAGTACATTTCGGGGCTGGCAACCACCGGCATTGGCTGGCAGGGGTTGACGGACCTGTTTGCCGACTACGAAGGGGACGGCAGGACCCGGCTTCAAGAGTTGCAATCCGGTCAACTCAACTGGACTGATTATATCGGATGGTTCCTCAATCACTACGGCGTGGGGACCGGCTATGTGGATTGGTCTGGTGCAATGGGGCTGTACCGACAGTATGCCGGCGCGTTGCCCGGCGGCTCGGAAACCCTCTACCAGTCATACATTGCAGCCCAGGACGCCTATCTGGCTCTCAAGTCACAATACGGCTTCGCGCTTGGCGGCGTCATCTCCAGCCCTAGCACGGCTGGGGACAACACACTGGTGTTTGCCAACGGCGGCGAGCGGGTGCTGACGCCCCGCCAAAACGACGCCTTTGAGGAGTTGGTGTTTGGCGGAGGCCAGGGGGGCGGCAGGCTGGTTGAGGCGCTCATTGCCCGGGTGGACCGGCTGACCGATGCCGTGGACGCCGCCAAAAAGGCAAACACCGAGGAAAACCGCGCCATGACGCGTCGCCTGACCAGCATCGCATCCCAGGTCGATGATTGGGCGCTCAACGGAAGCCTGCAAGTCGGCGTCAAGGGGCCGGTTGAGGTCACCGGCACGGTGGAGGTCGCTCCGTGAAGTCCATTATCCCTATCACCATAGACGACAGCGTGTTGGTGTCGTCCACGGTCCCGGAGGATGACGCCCCGGTGTTCGACGGCGACGCCACGTACTCCATCGGCGGCACCTGCATCGAGGGGCATAAGATCTATCAGAGCCTCATCGCCAGCAACGCCGGCAAGCTGCCCTCGGCCAACTTGGCCGGATCGTCTCCGGCCTGGAGCCTGACGGGGTACACCAACCGGTGGCGCAAGTTTGATCCTTACGTCAACACCCTCACCGTCCAAAGCGCTGGCGGCGACATGGTAGACGTCCTGGACGTTTCCTATTGCAACGGGTTGGCGCTGTTTGGGTTGGTTGGTGAGACTGCTTCCATCGTGGTTGCCAATGCCCAAGGGGACGTCGTCTACAACGAAACGGTGAATTTGCTGACAGAGTCGGTGCAAAATTGGGAAGACTATTTTTACGGCGCTCGCCAATGGGCCGACGTTTGCTGGTTCGAGTTCCCAATCATGACCCGCGCTTTTGTGACCATCACCATTACAGGGGACAAACCCACTGCCGGCAACTACATCATTGGTGAGGTCCAGCATATGGGTGACACCCAATACGGCAACACCCTACCGATGACGGACTATACCGTATTTGACGTCAACTCCTTCGGGGCAATCTACGTTTCGGAGGGAGCCTATGCCACGGGTTCCGAGGGAACACTCTATGTGGAGTCGCATCTGCTGTACTCTCGTCGTCGGGTAGCAAACAGCCTGCGAGCCGTTCCGACCGCTCACTTTTGCGCCAACGAAGTACACCCTGACGGCTTGCACAACGCCATGATTATGTACGGCCTTTTGCGGACATATGAGCCGTCTATCGTGCGGGCGACCGTACAAGAAGTCGATTATAAGATTGTGGGGGTTAAGTAGCAATGGCCGAACAAATCACCCAAGAGATCACGGCACTGCCCGAGGCCCCGAAAGAGGGCGGGGGATTTCGTGCCCGGGCGGCGGACTATTTGGGCAAGCTGGTGACCTTGGCGAACCAGTTGGCGATATGGCGTGTCCAAGTCAATGCCGTGGCGGTAGCCGTTAATAGTGATGCCACGGCCGCCGCCACATCGGCGACCAACGCGGCCACATCGGCTACGACCGCGATGACAAAAGCCACGGCTGCGAACACCTCGGCGACCAATGCGGCCACGTCCGAGGCTAATGCCTTGGCATCGAAGAACGCCGCCGCTGCCTCGGCAACCAATGCGGCCACATCGGCTACGACCGCGACGACAAAAGCCACGGCTGCAAATACCTCGGCGACCAATGCGGCCACATCCGAGGCTAATGCCTTGGCCTCGAAGAACGCCGCCGCTACTTCGGCGACCAACGCCGCCACGTCCGAGACCAATGCCTTGGCCTCGAAGAACGCCGCCGCCACATCGGCGACCAATGCGGCCACATCCGAGGCTAATGCTTTGGCCTCGAAGAACGCCGCCGCCACATCGGCGACCAACGCCGCCACATCCGAGGCCAATGCCCTGGCCTCTAAAAATGCCGCTGCCACATCGGCTGCGACAGCCGAGACAAACGCGGCAGCGGCTGATGCTGCCCGAGTTGCTGCGGAGGCCGCTACCGCAGGATTGGGACTGCCCGCGATCACAGCCGAGGATGCTGGCTCGGCGTTGGTTGTCGGGTCTGACGGCAAACTGACGTTGGGGCAATCAGGGCTGTCTAAGGCTGATGTCAGACGGATTGCACTAAGGTATTCATAGGGGGATACAATACAATGGCAATTAAACCATGGGCGCTGCCAAGCGTGGTGGCCAACACGGTCACGGATCTGGTCGTCCCCGGCGCGAACCTGGAAGCGGCCCTCTTCGGCCTGATCCTGTGCAACACCAGTACGGTGGATTCCGCCGACGTCACCGTCACCCTTACCACCTCCACCGGGACCATCAAAGCCACCCTGCTCAAGGCTTCGCTTGGCCCGGGTGAAGCGATCCACATCGACACGAAGATCTTCATCGCCGCCAGCACCACCCCGGACAAGCTGCGGGTGCTTTCGACGCTACCGACGGTATCGTTTCTGGCGTCGGGGGAGGAGGGGTAGCCATGGCCGTCTCGAAACTCTCCGCCAAGCAATTGTGGTCTGCCGTTTGGACGCCTGGCGTCAACCTGGCCAACTTTTTCAACCTTTATGACAGCAAGGGGGACGTCACGGTAAGCACGCCGACGTCCATCCCGACGACGCTGGACGGCCCCATCCAGGTCGCCCGATACGGGGCGTTGACCGTCAATGCGTCCCTGACGGCCTCGCACCGATGCCGTGGCTTGATCGTATTATCTGACTCGCTGTCCGTGGGCGCGGCCGGCTCTGTCTCCATGACGGCCAGGGGCGCGGCAGGGTCTCCTAAGTGGGCTGTGGACAAAGACATTTTTGTGCCGCAAGCCATCACATTCTCGGGTAAAAACACCAGCTACGCCGATTTCCTGAAATGGATTCGGACGACGGGCTACTGTATCTTTGACCCGAGCATGTATGCCTGTCCGCCCCCTGGGATGGGTGACGTTACGTGCGATTGGGCGACGTGGACGCCCTATGGCAGCACCATCATTTCGGCGGCCGGGTGCGGTGGGTATACAGTCAACGGGCAAAACTCCAACCCTAAAGCCGGAAATGCAGGGTCAGGCGGCGGAACGGGCAGCGGGGGTACGGGTAGTGGCGGCCCATACGCGATGGCCCCTCAAGGCTCGCCCGGCAGGCCGTGGGGCGGCGGTCCTGGCTCAAACGGGGTATATAGCGACCCCTCATATGGGGTTTGGTTCCGCGACCCTGATCGATATGGCGGCCTTGGCGGAAGTGCATTTACAAACACCGGCTTTGCCCCCAGCGGGGGTGGCGCTGGCAACCCCGGCGGCCAGGGCGCGGATGGAGGGACCAATGGCGCGGATGGCACAGGGGGTGTCCTCCTGTGTATCTGCCGTGGCGCTGTGTCCCTGACCGCAGGCCATGTTTTTTCCGCCAACGGCTCGCAGGGCGGGGCTGGCACGCGCGCTGGCGGGGGGAGCGGGGCTGGCAGCGTCGGTCTGTCTTACGCAGGGGCGCTAACCGGAACGCCGAACCTGTTGGCAATAGGTGGTTTGGCCGGAACAGGAACATATCCTGGCGCGGCTGGTGGAGTAGGAAGTACGCAGTCGAAATCGTTTGCAATCATGGGATGGGCCGCATAATGATCACGATATTGCATGACCCCTTCTCCGCCTCGTCCCGGGATTTCCTGGCCGCTCTCGGCGTTACGATCCCCGAGGGCGACGACGTGACCATGGCCATCGGCACCGACACCGTGCGCATCGTCTCCGGCCATGACGCTTGCGTGGCGCTCTGTCCGGCCTTCCCGGGCTACCCGCTGGCGCTTGTGGAACGCGATGGCGTCCAACACCAACTGGCTTTTCCGACTTCCTGGAATGAAGTGGTCGCCTGGGCGGCCAACCCGCCTGCCGATACCGCACCGGCGGCAACCACCGAAATGAGCCGCACCGCCTTCCTGGCCCGCTTCACCCCGGCCGAACTGATCGCCGCCCGGGAGCTGGCCAAGACCGACGTGGTCGTCGACCTGTTTTGGATGCAACTGCTCGCCGCCGACATTATTGACCTGACCTACCAGCCGGTCATCGACGGCGTGCTTTACTTGGTGGGTAAGATCCCCGGGTTCGACCAGGCCCGGGCCGACGCCATCCTGGGAGTAACAGCATGACCCGCCGCATTCTATCCATCGACGGCGGCGGCATCCTCGGCCTGATCCCGGCCATGATCCTGGCCGACATCGAGGCCCGGGCCGGTCGACCGGCCGCCGAATTGTTCGACCTGGTCGCGGGCACGTCGACCGGCGGCATCATCGCCTGCGCCGTGGCGGCCGGCATCCCGGCCCGGGACGTGGTCGCCCTCTACCGGGAGCGCGGCCGACAGATCTTCTCCAAGTCGTTCGGGCATCGTCTCGCCACGGGATTCGGCCTGTGGGGACCGCAGTACGGGGCCGCCGGCATTGAGACTGCCCTGGCCGCCGTCTTCGGGGACCGCCGGCTGTCGGGTTGCGCTGTGGAGCTGCTTGTCCCGGCCTACGACATCGAGGCCCGAACTCCGCACCTGTTTAAGTCGCTCAAGGCGCAGGACTATGCGTGGCGGGACTACCACCTGCGCGACGTCTGCCGGGCGACCAGCGCCGCCCCGACCTATTTCCCGCCGGCGCGGATCACGTCCCTGGCCGGAGACGAGGCCGCTTTCGTGGACGGTGGATTATACGCCAACAACCCGGCGGCCTGCGCCTTGGCCCAGGCGGCCAAGGCCGGCCGGCTTGATAACGTGGTGATGGTTTCGCTGGGCACCGGGCAGATTGAGCGGCCCTATCTTTATGACATGGCCCGCCGCTGGGGACTGGCCAAGTGGGTCCGGCCGCTCCTCGACTGCATGTTCGACGGACAGGCCGACACGGCCGCCCACCAGTGCCAAGCCCTGCTAGGGGACCAGATGGTACGCATCCAGCCGGCGCTGCCGGGCGAGCTGGCCATGGACGACGCCAGCCCCAAGGCCCTGGCCACCCTGGAGGCCATTGCCCGGGGCGTGATCGCCGACCAGGACGCGCTGCTGGATAAGATTTGCGAGATGACGCTGCCCAAAGCGGCGTAAGCGGAGCAGGCGGGACGGATTGCAGCCGTCCCACTGGCCCGGCGCGGGGACGCCGGTCCACCAGCTTGCGCCAGCTGCTCCCTGCCCATGATCTGGCGACCAGGGGTACAGGGGGCGTAACAGCGCAGGCACAACCTGTAAAGGCCAGGAATGAGGGATATTCGATGCGGCGAGTGTAGTAGGTTGCTTGCCAAGGGAGAGGCCCTGGACCTCTCCATCAAGTGCCCCAGATGCGGGGCGATCAATCACGTGAGGGCCGCGAGTCCCATTGTAGAAGGCCATGGAGCCTCGAACAAAGAAGGCTCTATCCATGGAGAAAGGGAATCTTGAGCATTGTTATGGCTATCCTCCATTTTCTGTACTTGATGGACGGGGAGGACGATGGTTAGCTAGGAAAAAGGCGTGGCGGGATTTCGGCTTGACTGGTGAAGTGGGGCGTGGGGCTATCCACAATAGTTTGATGACGTTGCCTTTTAAAAACTCCGGCGACCGCCCCGCGTGGATCGATTGCTCACCCTTTGACCCCGTCCTTACGGAGTTGCTCTACAACTGGTTCTGTCCTAAGACCGGCGTCATCCTGGACCCCTTTGCCGGGGGGCCTGTGCGAGGAGTGGTGGCATGTCTTATGGGGCGTCGATATATCGGTATTGACGTTAGGCCCGAGCAAGTCGAGGCTAATCAATCCCAGGCACGTTCATTGTGTGATGGAGCCGATCCTCAACCTATTTGGATTGTCGGGGACAGCGTAAAAATAAGAGACCACACGAGGGTACAAGCTGACTTTGTCTTTTCTTGCCCTCCGTACCATGACCTTGAAAGATACTCATGTCAGCCGGACGACCTGTCAACGATGCCGTGGGATGTCTTTCTCGGCGCGTATCGCCACATCATAAAGCAGGCGTGCCGACTTCTTCGAGAGGATCGATTTGCGGCTTTCGTGGTAGGTGATGTGCGTGACAAGGCAGGTTGTTATCGTGGCCTGCCAAGCGAAACGATCAGGGCGTTTTCTGATGCCGGTTTGAAGCTATACAATGAAGCGGCCCTGATTACCCCGGTAGGCACTTTAGCCCTCCGTGCGCACGGGGCATTCAAGGCACGCAAGCTTGGCAAAGGCCACCAAAACGTCCTTGTGTTCGTTAAGGGTGACCCCCGGACAGCAGCCCGCGAGACGTCCCCGGGCGCGCTTATGGATTTGAGCGAAATCGGCGAGAAAAAGGGTTTTGAAGGCCAGCCCGAAAACGTCTGAACTTAGCTGCCTTGGGTTTCAAAATTAAGCGTCGTTGTTTACAAAACTACCCGTCACGCTACACTTCCCATTGCTTGAAACTACGACCTCCTGAAGTATTGACCTTTTCTTGTCCCACCCCTAGGACACCAGCGCGAATCTGAAAAATGTGTCCAGAATGTGTCCTGAGCAAAAAAAGGACTTCGGATTTCTCCGAAGTCCTTGAACTTGTTTGGCGTCCCCAAGGGGATTTGAACCCCTGTTAGCGGCGTGAGAGGCAAGGTGCAACCCGACGTTTCCCAGTGTTTAAGCGGCTTCCTGCCTGCATCCCCAGACTCCAAATACCGCCAAAAGCACCCAGGACTATATCCACCTCTATATCCACCTCAAGGGTGAAAAGCGCCTTAGACGGACCTCGTGGAATACTTTTTGCTTCGACGTTGTCGGCGTCGAGAGGCTTAAAAAATCTCTCTCCTCCCTTGTGTCTCAGTTGTGCTACTTTTGACATAAGATGTCGAAATCATTGACCCACATTCTCACCCTCCTGTCCCTGCCCAGCCTTCAAGCCCGTCGCTTGCTACAAAACCTCACTGAATCAGTAGGAATTTACCCTCGACTTTTCTCGCGCAGAATTTTTTCGGCTTTCGGCCAATGGGCTAGGGGGTCATCGTCTGAGATTTCGAGGTCGAGTCTGAGCGTAAAAAACGCGTGAGCGGAAAGGATGCTTTGATATACCCCTGGGTCGAGCTTGGTCCACGTGGGTTGGCGGTTAGGGGTGCGCCCCCCCCCTATGCCACCTCTGTCAAAGCACCTCTGTCCACTTCAACGCAAGTTCTCCAGCAGTTACAAACAGTTCGACATCGAACACCTAGACATACCGCGTAAAGCTGCTTTATAGTGCCGATCAACAAAACGCAAAGGAGATGTTCGCCATGTCTATTTGCTATGAATGCGGCTGCGATGTTGTCGATGACTCTTCGCTTTCTCTGAACTACCAGGGAGACGAGTCCGGCCTTGCGTACTTTGTCCAGGCTTCTTCAGACAGGATTTGCCGTCGCTGCTTTGCTGAAGCTCTCCTGGCCTCTTTGTCGGTGACCGTGTTGGTGAAGGCTGAGGAAGAGGAGCCTGTGGCCGCGTAACGGTTGCCGCCTCATCCGCTCAAGGGCCGTCTGGATTCGTCCAGGCGGCTCTTTTCGTTTGGGCCTTGGCGGTTGGTTGTGATCCAACTCGCAATTGCCCTGGCTGATAGGGTCATCACCCCCAGGTAGCCTTAACCTCGGCTGTCCTCCTGCTGTCCGAAAAAGCGTACCTTGTATGACGCCCGTTCACCCTCCCAGAATCGCGTCAGAAAAGGTCGAAATCGTATTCCTTGACATACTGTCTCCGATAGTTTAAGACGTTTCCAGACACAAGGAGGCAACCATGTCAGGACAGCACGTCGGATACACACGCGTTTCGACCCTGGACCAGAAGACCGACAGGCAGCTTGAAGGCGTGGCCTTGGACCGCGTTTTCGAGGAGAAGGCTTCTGGCAAGGACACGAAGCGGCCTGTGCTGGTTGATTGCCTGAAGTACGTCCGCACTGGCGACACGCTCCACGTCCACTCCATTGACCGACTCTGCCGGAACCTTGCCGACTTGCTGCGGATCGTGACGGAGCTGCGAGAGCGAGGCGTCTGTGTCCGGTTCCACAAGGAGGGGTTGGCATTCGGGTGCGGCGAGTCTGACGCTACTTCCGAGTTGATGCTGTCCATGCTCGGAGCCGTCGCCCAGTTCGAGCGGGCACTAATCAAGGAGCGGCAGCGGGAAGGAATCGCCATCGCCAAGGCCAAGGGCAAGCACTTGGGCAGGAAGGCGAAGTTCACCGAGGAGGAAGCTACCAGCATCCGGGAGAGGTTCAGGGCCTCGACCAATAAGGCCGCACTGGCGAAGGAGCTTGGCATTTCGAGGGAGACACTCTACCAGATCGGCCGCTAACAAGCATCCTCCTACCATACCAGCAAAACAAGCCGTCTACTCTCACGAGTGGGCGGCTTTCTTGTTTCCATCGTGTCCGGCAACAGATGCCAAAAGCTGCAAGATTACGACGATTGCGACGACTCGTATGCTATGCTTGTTTCTGAACACTGAACAAATTCACCACTCAAAGGAGACATATGCTCAAAGACATCAAGGCGAAGCCTCATCCACTTCGGGAAACGTTCCGCCGTGCAGGCCTGACCGCTGCCGACATTGCCAAGTATCTTGGCATTTCACTTGGCCGCGCTCAACAGCTTCTCGGTGGTCGAGATAAGCCAACAGCCAAGACAGAAGAGGCGCTTCAAGAACTTGCTAGGCTCTGCGAGGCCGACAGAGTCGATCAGTAGGCTACAGTGCCTCTTTCCCCTGGCTATGGGGCTGGGTCATCAGCGACTCAGCCCTTTTTCTCAACCTCAGCGTACACGTCAAGGAGACACATTACATGGCCCTCACAGTGCAATCTTTCAGAATCGACCAAGGAACGATCCAGGCATACGAGCGTCTGGCGAAGAAACTGCGTCTACCGTTGACGCAAGTCATGCGCGAGGCTCTCTTCCTGGCTCTGCTTCACATCGACCCCAGCCAGACAGGCAAGGTCAAATTCACAGGAGGAAGGTAGCCCATGAGCACAAAGGAACTGCTCCAAGCAATCCTCATCGACATGCTCCGCATTGAAACGCTTCTCCTTCGCAACCAGCTTCAAGGAGTCGAGGAGTTCAAACACAAAAGTCGGTCGTAAGAGGGGTTGTATGAATCACGATTCCGACATGACCTAGACATCGTGAAAAAATCTATTTCGGCCAGGAACCCAGTAAATACGTCAACCACCCAACAATCACCCATGCGTCTGAGCACTACTAGACGCAAGTCCTTCAGGAGCTTTCAAAGTGAGGAGGAAACCGCCAATGAGAAAAGTGAACTGCACCACCGATTGTCGAGAAGAGCCATACGGCTTACCCGTCCGCACCCTGGTCAAGGACGTTGTCCGGCTCGGCTCAGTTGAAGTCGAAGTCAGGATCGGCCCTGTCGCTGGAGAGTCCGAATATATCGTCCTGACCCGCCTTCCAGGCCAACGAGCTTGGGCTGAGTCCTGGCGACTCGGCGAACTGTCAGGGTTCAAGGAGGAGTTTGCCAGACATAGCCAGCCGATCCACTGGCAGCGTTACCTTGCGGCCATTGACGAGCTTGTGACTCGTGCTGCGAAGATTGAGGCGGCGATGGGCAGGAAAGCGGCGTAGCTAGCTTAAAGCGAACTGACACCGCTCACAGATTCGTTTTCAGTTGAAGCAAAAGCTGTCAAATTGAGGACGATGGTCGCACACTGCACCTAGGCTGAAGAGTTTGACACCGCTTACAAATTCCCATTCTGCACAAATTTCCACTTTCCTTCGCCAACATCGTTGACACAAGCCCTTTAGGGGCTATTTCACTACCTCTCAGACAACGGAGGAACCATGACCAGTGAGCCACGGCCGCCACCATCAAGGGCGGCTGAGTCTAGTGTATTGCCCTGATACCAACCCCCAACCGGAGAACAAGCCCATGACCGTGAGCGACCCTGCCGACCCACCACCAGCCAAGTTCGACAAGAACTTCTACAAGCTCCGTAAGGAGTTGCTGACCGATCTAGCTTCACCGTTCCATCAGGTCGGGCATAGCGCCAGAAGCGTCTTCATCCATATCGCTGTCCACGCCAACAAGGAAGGCTTCGCTTTCCCCGGCCAGCGGCACATAGCCAAGCACACAGGGCTTGCGGTCAATACGGTGAAGTCCTCAGTCGAAAAGCTCCTCACGCAGGGACTGCTCGACAGGGAGGAGGTCGGCAAACGACCGGCCAGCCATTACCGATACCTCGTGGAGAAGCCAGACCGGCGCAACGACGTGATCTTTATCTACAAAGACCTCGTCATGTCCCCTGAGTGGGTGAGGCTGACGCCAGCCGCAAAGTCACTGTACTTCGCCATGCGCGTCAAAGCGACGAACAGAGACTTCGGGGATGACATTGGCGAGGACTATCGGTGGCGCGAAGTTGACTACTGCTCAACTCGTCAGGCGAATTGGCTCCGGTGGTCAGGCGTTACGCGCTCCAAGTTCGGCGGTCTGGTCAAGGCGCTGGAAGAAGGCGGGATCATCACGCGACAAGGGGATGGCTCTTGGGCCGTGCGACTCCATGCGGTTGGCTGGACGTATCACGGGGATGATGCAGAGGTTGATGACTTCGAGTACGGGATGGCCGCTGACTTCTAGGGTGTCCCCTAGTTGATACCCTTATGTCCCTTGGTTGACACCGCCTGCTAAAACATGTCCCCTCATTGATACCCTATGTCCCCTGGTTGATACCTCTATGTCCCCTGGTTGAGGACAAAGTAGGTCTTTAGGCCTTTCAGGATTCTAAAGACATAGGAAGATATAGGGCACGTTCACTTGCGTTGCGGCGTTTCACGTGCCTTCCTCATCCCTTGGTTTGCTGGGTTGATCTGTCTGTTATCTGTCGCTGGCTAGTGGAGCAACAGACAGGGCCTTTCCCGTCCGTTTCGGCGTCGCTCCCTTGCGTTGATGAAAAACACTGGAACTGCGGCATGTTATCACCGTTGGCGTCTGAGTAATGAGGAGGAAGGATGGATGGAACAAGGGCAGCGAAGTTCCGAACCCAAAGTGGTCAGCAAAATCCAGCATCCATGCGGGTTGGCTGGCGAAAGTGGACCACATATGGAAGTATGGGATGGGGATTGGATGGGTGTGGAAGGGTTGGAGTAGGGATAAGAGAGACACTCGTGGGTAGGAAATTCAGCTTCGTTCCTGCCCACCTCTCACCGTCACATACTTGCCCTCGACGATCTTCAGCCGGCCACTGGCTAGCAACTGGAATACGCTCCTCGGCTTCGTCCCGTCAGGTACGTCGAGTTGCATTCTCAGCAGCGACAAGTAACCATTGAAGATCACGCGCTTTATCCGTTCACGCTCTGGCCTCCTCGTGGAGCTATCGAACAGCAGTTGCACCGATCCATCGGGCATGAGCTTCGCGGTCACCCCTTTTGAGGTCAGCCAGCTTAACGGATCGAAGGGCGTCGGCATGTCGGGAGGGTAGTCGGAACGGCAAGCACAGAAAAGTGCTTGTTGGTGATCTCTCCTTCCGAAGGAGAAATTGCCGCCTGGAACTTCCAAAGAGCTTCCTTGGCCGCTTGCTCGGGAGTGGTTGGGGTGGATTTCTTGGCCTTACGGGTGGGCTTTTCTTGGACCTCCGATTTCGGAGAACCAACCTTACCGTCCTCATCCGCAGATTTTTCCTTGGAATCAGAGGGGGTTTCGGCAAAAGGTAGTCCCTGGCTACCTTTCCCTTCCTCCCCATCTGGCTCAACTTCCGGCTGTTCGTCCCTGGCTTTCTCCTCCTCAACACGCTTACGAGCCTTGGACTCCTCACGAGCCAGGTCTTCAGCCAGACGAGCTTCAGCCTCTTTGTCAACGGTGTCAGTTTTGTCCCGGGACGCTTTCTTCCTGGCCACCTTCTCCTGGGGCAGAGGCTTGCCACCTTCGATCAGCTTCATGATCCGGTAGGTCGCGTAGTCCTCGGGCTTGGCAAAGTCCAAACCCATGGCCTCCATCTCCTTGGCCAGGGCAGACTTACCGGGTGACTTACCGGGTGACTTCCGGGGTGACTTGGTGGGTGTTGGCTCGACTGGAGAAGGTTTCTCAGTGACGGCAGTGGGTTGCTGGATAAGGGCAGAATCTTGCCCTTTTCCCTTGGCGACCTTTACCGGAGCAACTTTTTCAGCAGCGACGGGAGTGTTCTTGATTTCAGAATCTCGAACACTCTCCTTGGCCACCTCGGCTTTGGCCTCCACCGGAGCCTTGACCGCTTCCGCAGCTTCACGAACCACACCAGCTTCCGGGTGACCCTTGGCTTCCATGGCGTCTGCCAACCAGGCCAAGGCGTCCCGGGCCGATGGAACCGGCTTCGGAGCCTTGGATTCGTAAGACGGACCCTGGCGCTTCTCGGGAACGCCTTCCTTGCCGACACGCTCCAGACCGTCCACCAGTTCGCGCAGGACAGAATCAGCACGACGGTTGCGCTCGGGTTCAGCCTGGGTCTTCGACTGACGCATGGCGTCGAGACGAGAACGGAGGTCTAAGGGGGTAAGATTTCCACCCCCCTTGAGCGGAAGTCCAAGGTCGGCAGGAAACTTGCCGTCAACCAGGGCCTGGTTCATTCGCCAGGACTCGACAAGCTGTTTGGTCTTGCTGCCGGTAACAGTCGGCTTTTCGACTGTTTGGAACTTGCGAATCAAGTCACGACTAGGAAAGATGGCGTCTACGCTAAGGTATAGCCTTCAGCCCCATCGCTTCACACTTTATAGCAAGCTCTTTGTGCAAACATACTAGGCGGTTATAGCTCGATACTATTTGATTAGAACTTTCCTTGAGTCTCGAATTCCCTCCGACTGGCCTGGAATAAATCGCTTCAACAGGACTATTCATCAGACTTCTTGTTTCTGTACCAAGGTTTTGAAGCGTCTTATTGTTGAGTTCTATTGCGCCATTTAGCAGTCTGGCGCTATTGTACAGAGAGATTATCAGTTGCCTTGTCTCGTTGTCTTTTATACTTGCGACAATATGGGCACTCGACTCGTACAAGGCAAAATTTGCATGACTAACTGCAAGCATTGAAAAGAATGCATTGCCCTTGTCGGGCTCAATTATGTGGTCCTTCAGTATCGCTCTGTAGTCTTCTATCAGCATCTTGGTTTCGTCGTATGCGGATAGAATAAATCTATCAACCCGGCTCTTCTCGCTAGCAAGAGCAGCTTTGTCATTCAGGCGATACGTCCACCATATTCCCAGGAACGAAGCTGGGATAGCGATTATTGCCCCTGCAAAACCAGACATTATGTTTTCCCAATTCATAATCGCCCCAATCTGTCTGTAGAAGCTGTTTTAACGGCAAACGCAAAAGTCGATACAGGGCAAAGGGCGGGCTTGTCCACCGCGTCTGGTCTGGACGATATAGGAATCGCTCGTTTGGCTTTGTTCCGCGACTTTGCAGACAAATTCCTGTTCCTTCGCCATCAGGGTCGAGAGCCAGAGCGATCTGCCAGTGGGCGTAAGTTCCCTGGTCGTGGCCGCCTCGTTTCACGGCGAGGTAGGATTTCCTACCTCCCCCCTTGCCGGCAACAGAATCAATGAACTCCTGGGTGCTATCGTTCAGCAGCCACAGTTTGGGTTGCTTCTTATTGGCCCTCCCCGCCGCCTTCCACAGGTCGGTCAGGCTGATAAGGCCGTCAGCGTTGGTGGACACAGGGGACTTGCCGATGATGATCTTGGCGGGGAGCATGGGCCAGGGTAGGTCCGGCGAATTTCGCAACACACCGAAAGCGCAGTAGAAAGAAAATTGACAGCGATGACACTCAGGTTTTCTTAAAATTCTTCGTTGACAACCGCAGTGTCCGTGCTAACGTCTTGCTCCTTCTCGCAGTGATGAGCGACAACACAAGAAAGGAGCAGCGATGAAACGCGAAGAAAGTGTCACAGGTGTTAAACAGCGCAAGAAGAAGCTCGTAAAGCCTTCGATCTGCTACGAGTGCTCAAAGCCAAGCTACTCAACCGGCAAGCCAACAGACTTTTCATGCCATGAATGCAGTTGGCGTTCCGATTGGCACTACGAGTGGACGGAGGTCTAGAGGTGAGCGGCAGTCCGGCACGGCTGAACGCCGTTTTCAGGGATAGCAGCGACAGGAAGGAACCGGCCTCACTGGCCGAAGAACTCGGAAGACCCCTCACCGCGCAGGAGGTGGCCGAGATCGTGGGCGTTGACGCCCGAACCGTGCGGCGGCACTATGAACGTCTGGGAGGCGTTCGGGTTGCACCCAACGTGTTCAGGTTCTTTGAAAACCGACTGAGGGATGCACTCAATGCCTACGCAAACGAAGCGGCGCGGCGTTCTTCGCTGGCGCGCCCAAGTGTTCATGGACGGGAAGATCGTCGCCTCAAAGTGGTTCGGAAGCACCAGGGAGGACCAGCGGCAAGCGATCCTCTGGGAGGAAAAGACGAAAGTCGAACTGGCCGAGCAAGCCAAGGAAGCAGCTTCGATGACCGTCACGGCCTCCTTGTCGGTGGGGGAGTGGGCAAACGCTTATCTCGACGACGTGAAATTGCGGAAAGCACCGCCCACGCTGAAGGAGAAGGTGACGGCCTTCAAGGCGTTGTTTCAGCGGCTTAAGCCGGAAGCGCCCGTCGAGGACGTGACCCCGGCTCTGGTGCTTAAGCACCTACAAGGCGTCTATCGCTCTCGGAGTGGCTACGCGGCCAACAAAGACCGGAAGAACTTGGCGACGGCTTGGAAGTGGGGACAGTCGTATCTCGACGGTTTCCCTCCAGGCGACAATCCGTTTCTGAAGGCCAACAGGTTCCCGGAAGAGAAAGAACCACGCTACGTGCCGCCAGAGGATGACTTCTGGAAGGTTCTCGACGCTGCCGAGGGCCAGGACAAGGTTTTGCTCCTGGCCTACCTCCACACTGGAGCCAGACGCAGCGAACTGTTCCGGCTCAAATGGTCGGACGTTGACTTCACGACAGGCAGGATCAGGCTCACAACCAAGAAGACGGCTGATGGCTCCACGAAGGCCGCATGGCTCCCGATGACCAGCGACCTACAGGACAGCTTCCGATGGTGGTGGGAGAGTCGGCCATTCAAACAGGCCGAACATGTGTTCGTGGTCACAGAAGAACAGGGCTTCGGTTGCCAGTACGCGGGCCAACCCTTCCGATACCGGCAACACTTCATGAAAAAGCTGTGCGAGAGGGCTGGGGTCAAGCCGTTCGGGTTTCATGCGATCCGGCACTTGACCGCCACGACCCTTTATCAGGCGGGCCAACCCGTGGCCGTGGTTCAGGCGGTCCTTCGACACGAGTCCGCGCAGACCACAACCCGTTACCTTGCGGGCCTCGGCCTCGAACAGACGCGGGATGCTCTGGAAGGGGTCATGGGTAAGCGAGGTCCGGCGAAAGTGATTCCATTCAAAACAAAAGAGGCAGTCGGGGTCTAG